GTTTGAATCGACCAGACGCACCACGTACGTGTGCCAGTCACCAGTCCAGGCTGCGAGCTGCACAACCTGTTCCGGGTCTTCGGTGATGTTGATGATGTTCACACTCATACTGGCCTCACATAGAGTTTTAGAGGACCGAACACCTGCGTGTCTGTTGCGCCGGTTGTTCTGGTCACAGTTACAGTGTACGTGCCAGACGTGTTCGTCACCGTAGTCGTGAGACCGAATGACAGTCTGCCATTGTCAGCATAAGTGGCGGTTCCGCTGTATGTCGCCACGAGTGTTCCGGCTGAGCTGTAGACCTTCGCGGTGACCGTCGCACCAGTGATGTCAATGCCTGTGCCATTCGCGTCGGTGACCTGGACATCGATACTTGTGGCTGTTCCCACATTGACATCTAGTGGCTGATCTGCACCGAGACCATCAGCCAGTAGTTGATAAGGTCCGATGTGGACACTTGTTGCAGCTGACACTGGCGACAGAAGTTCAGCGGAGATGTAGTCCGTTCCGTTGTGAAGGAGTGCGCCCTTCAGCTCCGTGGCGGCGTCGGTGTCGTTTGCAATCGCGTGAATATCTGCGTCCACTCGGCTGACTCCACCAGACTGATGCAGAGTGACCAAACCTTCCTTCGAGTCCTGATCTGCACGAAGAACGTTCCATCCATAGGTGCCATGCGTCGTGTAGTCATTCGTCAAAGCGTTCCACACAGCACCAGCCGTCTGCGCTGATGTCAAGCCACCAGATGACAGTTTGACCGTCATGACCGCGCCGTTCGTACCAGACGCACCACGTACAACAATCGTGACATCATCAGCACCAGCCGCAAGCGCAGCATCAGGTAAGTCCAATCTGTACACGCCCGGCATATTGGTTGCGTCAACCTCCGCAAAGCCACCAGCAGTCCACGCCTGAGCGATGGTACGGGCTACTAGAGGGATAGATACGCTTGCAGTCCTTGTGCGGTTGTATCGGGCTGACAGACCGCTTGTGGAGGCTGTAAGACCTGTAGCACCGAGATACAGTTCGATGCTTTGTGATGTGCTTCCGGGAGCGATGGTGATGGTACTAGCGTTTCGCTCTGTTGGATAGTAAAAAGTAGAACTTGATAATGATGTGCGGCTAAATGCTCCGATGTCCGTACCTGAAGTCCAGTTATATCCATAGATATCAGTCAGTGGAGCTCCAGTGGATGTTCCGCCGTTGATTAAAATGCTGTTGTCATATGGAGACGGTATAGGCATTCCAATACTTGCGCCTAGCATTGATTGGCTAAAATCCAAACCGATTACACCTAATGATGAACTGTTTGTAACAGTAGCATTCGATACCGATGAATTTGGGTATCTACAGTTTGTAATAACTGATGCTGCTGAAGTTGCACTACCGCCAAAAAATGTAGATGCCAGCACTCCTAAACAGTTAGTTACCTGCAATGGTGTCGTTGTACTTGTCAACTGATTAGATATGCTCGTGCCATGCAATGTGCAGTTAAATATCTTGGCTCCATTGCCATCTGTTCCACTTCCAGTTGAGTCAAAATAAAACACTGGCTGACTAGAGTTATTTATTCCATAACAGAGGCAGTCAGAAATATTTACACCTATGTCATACGATGCAGAATGTTTTGTATTCCTAATCCATAAACCATAACCACAAGCAAAGATACATTTTGAAACCGTCAGATCAAAAGGTGTTCCAGCTGTATTTGTGAATGTATAACCACTGTTAGTAAAAGCAGCATTGACAAAAGTACATTTTGTAAATGTCCAATATCGGCACTGAGCTATGGCACCTTGTACGCCAGTACCTTGTTCAAAATATATGCCTTGCCAATACAAATAGTTTTTACTTGTAGCAGTTATAAGTGCGGTTGATGTTGCATTAACTGCATCAGTTGTATGCGCCGTTAGACGTACAACACCGGGAGTTATTCCGGTAAATTGAGTCGCACCCACATCGCCAATAATGTAGGTTGTAGCCGTTGCACTGGTCATACCAATGGTTAAAAATTCGTTATAACGACCGGGAGCAATATAGACAGTGTCCCCACTTGATATGCCGGTTGCACCTAATGCTTTTTGGATTGTTCGCCACGCTTGATTGGTTGCTTGGCCAGTCCCAGTATTTGCATCATTACCGTCAGTCCTAACGTAATAAATAGCCATTACTCGGCATCCCCATTGATAATTTGATTTGCCATAACAACAGCAAACTGTTGGACAACACCAGCCTGAAACACTTCGTCCTGAGTGACCCACCAGATGTTGACAGACGTTCCATCAACACCAAACGTGCCGAGTACATTTCCGTTGTCATCTTCGATGTCACCAAAGACACGCCAGTCAGTGCTTGGTGCAGGTTCCTTTTCAATGCGGAAGTTTTGCAGGTTCATTTGCCCACCTTCAGGCTGTTCGCCTCAACACCCTTGAAAGGCATCGTGAGGAAAGCCAGCACAGAACTCACCGCAGCGGAGACCCCAGCCGCTACCGCCTTCGAGCCGTAGAGTGCCATCACTGCGCCCAGCTCGGCGACATCCTGCGCTTGTGCTGTTCGGATGCCATCGCCGAATACGGTTGTGAAGGAAGCTACAAATGCCACCACAACAACGACCACGAGTCTCTTGATTGATATGCTGTTCATCTTTGTAATGATCCTTCTATCATCGCGACACGGCTCTCGAGTTTACCGAGGCGTTCCTCAATGCGCCGAACTTCCTGTGCCTGTCCAGTGAGTACGCTGTTTACGTTTTTCAGCTCAACGTTCAGGACATTGATACTGACCTGTAGTTTCGTATAGGTTCCGATGACGGCTCCTAATACCAGGACTAATTGTCCGACCAGCGCTACAACGACCTCGACTGTCATACCTTGACTCCACTGTACATCTTATGACTTATCATGGTGCGATGATGTCGATGCGTACCACCACGCAATGGATATACGTGCGGTTACGTGCGATTACGTGCGCTATCCGTTGGAGCGATACCGAAGGCCGATGGTCTGGCTCACTGCATTGCTATGACCATAGTCACTGCCGATGACTTCGTAGTACGGCGCCAGGTTCTGCGGATTGCCGGATGTGTAGATTCTGTCATCTGACTTGACTTCGAGGTCAGGTGAACATGTCAGTGTCCATGAACCACCGATCTCAATCATGCCACCAACGACGGCCTCGGAATCACCAGTGTTCGTAATGGTGGCGCGAATCTCGGCCACCTGTATCCAGTGCTGGCCGATGCCTCCGATACCGTCTGCCTGATTGACTGCTCGCCAGATCTGCACACGGTCAGCGTACGCGTAGTTCGTGATGGCGTTCTTGAGTGCCGTTGCGTATTGCGCTGGAATCATACGAACACCATCGGACTGTTGCGCTTAGCCTGGTCGAGACAATGCTCACGGAGCGCCGCCATTTTTGCGTCTACCTGACCATCCTTGACATCGATGAGGTGCGTGATGCTTGCCGCCTTGCGAATCCATCCCATACGTGCAGCTGCTCTCACGTCATAACGCTCCACGTTTGCTGGCCCGATGTCCTGCCATTGCAGGTCACCTGAGCCATCATTGATGGTGTAGCCGGAGTTGGTGACCCACTGCGGGAACTGTGGCTCAGTCGTGTCAGATGTACCAGCGATGATGCACTTGTACAGGCGTCCAGTTGCGACCGTTGGAATAATGATGTCGCCGTACACATAAGCCGTCGATGCAGTCCAGACAGACCATCGAGCTGTAGTGTCAATGAGGTTTTGCAACGCTGTGCTGTCGAGGAATGGATACTGATCTGATGCAACACGCCATGCGAGTTGTTCGAGTGCTTGTGTCCTAGTGAGTGGCATGTGTACTTCCTAAAATGAAAAGGGGAACGGGATACCCCGCTCCCCTTTGTGGACGAGAGTCCTACAGACTAGCTTGCAGCAGCCTGGAGAACGATTAGCGAACCAGCAACCTGATCGGCAACGGTTGCTGTGACGTTTCCGACATCGAAGGCGTTGAACGCATAGCGCTCGGTGGCCTTAAATGTGAGAGCGTCCTCGATGAACTTCACCTGGTCGGAAACTTCGACCGTGACACCACGTCGGTCACCGAATGCCACACCCTTGGAGAGGTCTCCGAGGACTGCGAGCGTACGGTTTGCAGCTGTCGCGGATGGCATATTCTGGACGAACGAGATCGGGATACCGAAAAGCGTTGGCTCAGGACCATAGGCATTCTGGATGTCCATGATCGAGTTTCCACCGAGTGCAATCAATTTGTCCGCACAGCCGTTGTAGAACACGCTCTTGTGCATGTACCAACGTGGAGCGGTTGCATACTGTGGCAACTTCGCGACCATCGACTGCCAGTTTGCCAAGGTGAAGCTGGAGAGGTTGGTCTGTGAACCGGAAGGACCGACTACCATCGAGGCGATGCTGGAGAAGGTTCCAGAGAGTGCCTTGATGCGCGGCATGATTCCGGTGATGCTTCCATAGGTCGATGTACCGTCGCCCTGGAATGCAGCTGCATCCTCAGCCTGTGCGAGACCGTATGCGAAGTCCTGTGCAAGTGTTGCACCGAAGTCGATGACGGTGTCCTCGTTGAGTTCCTTGGACACGATGGTCAGGATTGCCAGTTTCTTGGCCAACAGCTGAACCTGCGAGAACACAATGTCGCTCGCGGTGATGGCAGTTGCTTCACCAGGATAATAGGTCGTGGTCGAAGTGGACGCGTTTGGAACGTTGAGCGTGTCAGACGTCATCGGGTAGATGCGGCTGTAGCGACGTGCAACACCATACTCGTTGCGAAGCCAGATCAGGCTGGACGAAACGATCTCAGGAACGGTGAAGCCACCTTCGCTGTTCGTGCCTTCGGTCTGGGACTTGATGCCATTCTCT